CCTACGTACAGATATGATTAGAGTCGAGAAAGTCGATTTTCTACTTGACATATTACTTTTTTCCGGTATAGCTGGACTATGTATGGTCCTACGAAAGAGGTATAACTAATGGCTGACGTTTCTGCATATAAACAACGGAGGCATCCGGAATACAGCGACTACGAAGAAGTCTTTACCTTATATTATGCTGCTTACAAGGGTGGTTATGAGTGGTTGAAGGACGTAGCCACCTACCTTCATTCCCACAGGCTCGAGTCTGCAACTGATTTTACTAGGAGGCAGGAACGGGCTTTTTATGTGAACTACTGCAAGCGAGTTGTCGATGCGTACACGAATTACATCTTCAAGAACCAGATCGTGAGGTCTGAGGACCCTCAGCTCCAAGCATTCTTCCAGAATGCTGATGGGATGGGTGGGACGATTGATGATGTGATGAAGAAGGTTGCGTGTTTGTCCTCTGTGTACGGAAGGGTCGATTGCATAGTTGACGCTCCTGTAAAAGAAGCGGGTAAAGAACTGAGCGTTCGACAGGCAAAGGAAGGGAATCTGCTTCCTTATGTCATTCTGAGGAGCCCTATTGAGTCAATTGACTGGTCTCTGGATGCTATTGGGAATTTTAACTGGGTGTTGTTTAAGTACACGTTCTACCAGGATGAGGATCCAGATATAGAGCGTGATACCAGTAACGCGTACCGGTACAAGATGATCACTCGTGAGCAGTGGGTCGAGTTCAACGAGAACGACGAGATTATTGGAAGTGGCCCGAACGAGCTCGGTGAGGTGTTCGTGCACCGATGTTACAACAAGCTCGACAACGGTCTTATCGGGACCTCGCTTATTGCCGACATTGCTTATATTAATAAGGAGATATTCAACTGGACTTCCCTCATCTCTGAGCAGATCTATAAGCAGACATTCTCGCAGCTTGTGGTTCCGGATGATGGTGAGTACTACGTGGATAACTACACTTCGACCACAGATACGGTTGGAGAGACTGCTGCAAATAGAGAAGCCAATCCTGAGTTGAGGTCACACGCCTTCGAAGCTAAGGTTGGTACCTCCTGGGCCTTTACGTACCCTGCTGCATCTGGTCACCCACCGCAATACATTTCCCCAGATCGGGACCAGATCGATGTTGTGTGGAAGCTCATCGGCGAGCTCATCGTTGAGATCTACCAGATGGCCGGTCTCGGTTCTGGTGAGGGAAGCGCTGATGCGTCAGGAAGGGCGAAGCAGAGACAGTTCGTTACAGTAGACGCATCTCTGAAGGCTAAGGCTGAGACTTTGGAAAGGGCTGAGAACGAGATCCTCAGACTCTTCTGTGCTCGTCAGGGAATGGAGTTTACTGATGAATACAAGTCTTCTTACCCCAAAGAGTTTGACGTTCTGAGTTTTGTGGAAGAACTCGAGTCAGAGCTTAAGATCGCAACGGCGTGTATCAGTCCTGAGCTGAATAAGTACGTATTGCGCAGGGTTGCGATGAAGTTTATCGAGGAAGCTCCTGCTGACATTAAGAAGCTGATTCTTGAGGAGATCAAGAACGGAGACGGTTCCATCTTAGTCCAGGCCGGTAGTGACTATGTCAGGATTTCTCCTGACATGGAGTCAACTGTTGAGCTGACTAATCCACTTGGTGCAAATTCTGCACAAACTCCGAACGGAGACGAGCCACCGTCGATCCAGAAAAGACGTCAGCAGGACGGAGAAGGTCCGTTGACGAGTAAAGTACGACGCAAAGCAGGCGTAGACAATAAAGGCAACCAGTCGGCGTCTGATGCTAAGACGATAGAATAGGAGGAGTAGTATGCAACTTAAGAAAAACAGGAACTATGGTTTGGATCTTCTGCCAGATGGTGATGGCGATGACATCGACGTAAAGCCTGACTCAAAGGACAACCACCCCGATAAGGGAGGAGATGATGGTGGAGACGGCGATGGAGACGATCCCGGTGGTAAGAAGACGTATTCGCAGGAAGAGATCGTTCAGATGCAGAATGATCTTAAAAAGGCCAATGAGCGTGCTGCTGCGCTTAAGAAGAAGCTGAAGGCGCAGAACACTCCTGACAACACTCTTTCTGAGGAGCTTTCAAAGAGGGACACTGAGCTTAAAGAGCTTCGCGGTCTGATCAAGAAAATGGAGCTTGAGAAGGAAGAGGCTTCTCTGAAGGGGAAGGACGAGAGCGCGAAGGAGCTCTATAAGGCTTCCAAGAGGATTGAAGAGCTCGAAGCTACCGTAGCAGAGCTTAATGAGCAACTCAGTAAGCGTGGAACAGAGATTTCTTCTCTGAGCTCCAAGTACCAGGAGCAGTTGAATAAGCTTCGTGAGGAAGGCCTTCGTTCAGAGATCAGATTGGCTGCTGAGTCGTACAACGCTCTCAAACCTCAGCAGATTGTCAACCTTCTGAGAGCGGACTTTATCTACGATACCGATATCGATGCTTGGGTGGTTCCGATCACCAATAAGAAGGGTGAAGTTGTTGATGGTAAGTCGGTTGAAGAGTACGTGAAGGAGTACCTCACGTCTCCCGATAACGATAACCTTATCCGGTCTGGCGTGAAAGGTGGAACTGGTGATCAGCCAGCAAGTAGTGCGACTGGTCCTAAGAGCACGGATAAAAGTAAGCCAACTCCGTCCTCTGGTCCGATTAAGATGACGGATAAGATCAAGAAAGAGGCTCTTATGAGGGATATGGACCCGGAAGTGTGGTTGAGTCTTCTGAACGAAAAGGAGCTCATGAGACAACAAAAAGCAGGAAAGTAAATTTCCCACTTGACATTCGTGGGGAAAGTGTTGTACCCAGTATACATTGTATGTAACATACGAAAGATGCGTTAAAGTTTTTAAGGAGCCAAAACATGTCAAGTGGACCCAAATATGGACACTTAACTGGTGACGGGAACTCCGGTCGTCGGATGGCACTCACCAATGGTGAGTACTTCAACGAGAAGGGGGGTCACTTTGTTAAAAGGGGATCTGCTGGCGCTGCTTCGCTTGCTACCTCTTCTTCGGACTACCTTATTGGGTGGGCTGAGGTTGGTAAGCTCACTGGTTATGGTGCTAATTATTTTAGTGCTGTTACCACCAGTGACGCATTCGTTATTGAGGCAGGTGCTGAGGATACTTACCGGGTTCCCGCAAAGAACGCAGTTACTGCTGCACAGATTGGCTACCGGTTCAATGTTACGTACACCGGCTCTACCACTACTCTTATTCAGCAGGTAGATAACGATGGTACGGACTATGCTACCGGGCAGCTTTTCGTAGTTGGCGTTGATACGGAAGATGTCGCTAACCAGACGCTCCAGGTTAAGCTCCTGGCAGCTAAAGCCGCTTCTTAAGGAAGGAGGTAAATATAAATGGCTGTTGAACGCAATGATTTTACCGAGGCCCTTAAGAAGGAGGGCTACAAGTGGTATTGGAGCGCATACGACGAGATTCCTACTACCTATCAGTCTCTTTTTGCTGAGGAGGATATCGACGCTGCGTACACTAAGGAAACCTCGGCTGTTGGTCTGAACGACCTCGTCGAGAAGCCGGAATCCGAGCCTATCAAGACCGATGCGCCGCACGAAGGCTATCCCATTATCGGGAAGGTCAGGACCTTCGCTTCGAAGGTTGTGTGGAGCATGGAACTCTACGACGACGCTCAGGTTGCGAACCTCTTCCAGAAGACGGTTCAGTCCTGGGGCGACGCTGTTCCGAGGACCAAGGATCGGTGGTACTCTGGGTTCTTCAACTATGGTGCGTACACCGCAGGTCACGCGATCTTTAACAACACCATTCCGGATGTTGTTATTGATACGAGCGGTAACCTCTGTTACGACGGCAAGCCGTTCTTCACGGCTACCGGCAACGAAAGGTCTAGCATTGCTGGTGGTACCTACTACAATGCTTCCGCTTCCCTTGACCTCGATGCAACCAACCTCCAGACGGTCTATGCTCATATGACGCAGACCAACAACAGGGATGAGAAGGACGACGAGATCATCCTCGAGCCTGACACTCTGCTTGTTCCGCCTGCTCTCAAGTTTAAGGCCGAAGAGCTGTTGCAGTACAACAACCAGTTCA